ATGGTTCTGCATCAAATGGTATTCGCGTCAAAACATCTTACGCCACTACTGGCTCACAATTTATAGATTTTTTAAATTCTGGTGGAACGCAAATTGGATACATTAGCCAAAATGGCGCAAGTACAGTTAATTATTCAACATCATCCGACTATCGCCTAAAAAACACCATTGCTCCAATGACGGGCGCATTGGCTAAAGTTGCCTTACTCAAGCCTAGCACCTACAAGTGGAACGCAGATAACTCTAATGGGCAAGGCTTTATCGCCCACGAACTTGCTGAAGTTGTACCTGACTGCGTTTCTGGCGCTAAAGACGCTGTAGAAACCTACACAGACGAAGACGGCAACGAGGCTACACGCCCTGTCTACCAAGGCATCGACACCAGCTTCTTGGTCGCCACACTGACAGCGGCAATCCAAGAGCAACAAGCCCTAATCACTCAATTACAGGCTGATGTAGCCGCATTGAAAGCATAAACATGACTACTACTTGGACAATCTCAACCCTTGATCGTGATGTAGCAACAGGTTATGTAACCTGTGCCCATTGGCAAGCAACAGCAGTAGACGGAGAACACTCTGCCTCTGCCTACGCAACTGTTGGATGGGCTGAAGGCACTCCCACAATCCCCTACGCAAACCTTACAGAAGCCACAGTCCTTAACTGGGTCTGGGAATCTGTAGACAAGACAGCTACAGAGTCTGCTTTGGCGGCTCAGATTGCTTTGCTGAAGAACCCTGTAAAAGCTACTGGTACACCTTGGGGTCAAGCATGAAGCTAGAGTTAGACGTTAACGAGATTAACTTTGTTTTGCAGACTCTTGGTGAACTACCAAGCAAGTCAGGCGTGTGGCCTTTGATTCTCAAGATTAAGGAACAGGCCGAGGCACAGGTTTCTCAAGTTACAGAAGATGTTGTCCAATAATTTCATGTTTTGTACAATTCTCATAACTAACATTTGAAATATGAATCCTGAACTTGAAAAATATTATGAGGAACGCTTTTCAACGATGTCGACTGTTGGGTGGCGGGACTTGATGGAAGACGTTGAAAAAATGATTGAGCCTTTGAACAACATTTCAACGATTGCTGATGAGAAGACTCTTCAGTATCGCAAAGGCGAGTTGTCAATATTGACTTGGCTGAAGAATTTGAAGCAAGTCAGTGAGCGAGCATTTGAGGACTTAAATGAGAAGAATGTTTGATTTCGCCTGTGAGAACGGGCATAGAACTGAAAGGCTTGTTCGTTATGAGCAAACAAGCTTGATGTGCGAGTGCGGTGCTACGGCAATACGCGCTCTTTCTGCGCCAGCTTTTCGACTCGAAGGGTGGTCTGGAGCTTTCCCGTCAGCGCACGGGAGGTTCGAGAAAAACCATCTTGACAAGTTGAAAGCTGAACGCAAATCCAACTCATAAGCGATTGTGCCGAGTTGAAATCCTATAACCTAAAAGGGCAGGAAAAAATTATGTTGATTGATGACGATAAACAAGAAGCCAGTGAGATTGAAGTTGTTGAGCAGAGACTATCCGAACCAAAACCAGTGCTTCCTGAAAAATATCAGGGTAAAAGTATTGAAGAGGTTGCCAAGATGCACCAAGAGGTTGAAAAACGTCTTAGCATTCAAGGCCAAGAAATTGGGGAGGTCAGGAAGCTTGCAGATGAACTCATCAGGCAGAACCTTGAATCCAAGCAGCAATCGACTAGGAAGATTGAGCCAGAGGTAGACTTTTTTGAAGATCCACAAGCTGCCATTAAAAGGGAAGTTGAAAATCACCCAGATGTACAATCCTCAAAACTAGCGTTTGCTAATATGCAGAAAATGCAGATTAAGCAACAACTAGCTTCAGCGCATCCTGATTTCGATGAAATTGCAAAAGATCAAAATTTTGCAGATTGGGTCAAATCTAGTCCAGTGCGAATAAAGCTATTTGAAGCAGCAGATGCGGGTTATGACTTTGATTCGGCTAATGAGTTGCTGTCAACGTACAAGCAAATCAGAGGAGTTAAGACAAAGCAAAACGAAGTTGCTCAAGAAAGCAATCGTCAAGTCAGTCTTAAAGCCGCAGCCGTTGATGTGGGTGGAAGTGGCGAATCATCAAAAAGAGTTTACAGAAGTGCCGATCTTATTCGTTTAAAAATGCGCGACCCTGACCGCTATGAAGCCTTGCAAGATGAAATCATGCTGGCCTACGCTGAAGGTCGGGTCAAAAGATAAATCTTAGGAGAATTTACTATGGCATATCCAACCCCAGCGGTTACAGTAACCACCGCAGCAACGTTCATTCCAGAAATCTGGAGTGATGAAATCATTGCCGCTTACAAGAAAAATCTTGTTTTGGCAAACATCGTAATGAAGATGAACTTTAAAGGTAAGAAGGGCGATGTGGTTCACATTCCCGCACCTACCCGTGGTTCTGCTTCAGCAAAAACGGCATCTACTGCCGTTACCCTGATTGCCGATACTGAGACAGAGATTCAAGTGTCTATTAACAAGCACTTTGAGTATTCACGTTTCATTGAGGACATCGTTGAAGCACAAGCCCTGAACAGCTTGCGCCAGTTCTACACTGCTGATGCGGGCTATGCGCTTGCCAAGCAAGTAGACACTAGCTTGATCCAATTGGGTCGTGCCTTTAATGGTGCTACTGTCGGTACTAACGACTACGCTACAAGCAATACATCCACCAAGGCTTTCATCGGCTCTGATGGTACTACTGCTTACAACAGCACCACATCAAATGCAGCCGCTTTGACTGATGCCGCTATCCGTAGAACCATTCAGCGTTTGGATGACAATGACACTCCTATGGATGGTCGTTTCTTCGTCATTCCTCCTTCAAGCCGTAATACGTTGATGGGTCTTTCCCGTTACACAGAACAGGCTTTTGTGGGCAATGGAAACGCAATCCGTACTGGTGAAATCGGTCAACTGTATGGTATCCCTGTGTTTACATCTAGCAATGCTGATACTGGTGCTGGCACTTCTGGCACTGATCGTATCTGCTTGATGGGTCACAAGGACGCTATGGTTCTGGTTGAGCAAATTGGTATCCGTTCACAAACTCAGTACAAGCAAGATTACCTTGCTACTTTGTTTACGAGCGATACTTTGTATGGTGTTGCCGCACTTCGTGCAGCCGCTACCACTGGTGCAGCTTTGTCTTCTAGCGCATTTGCGTTAGCAGTTCCAGCCTAATAGTTGCCTTTTCCCCTCGCCTTAATCGGTGGGGGGATTTTTTAATTTAAGGAGATTTATTATGGCAGCAGCAACAGCAGTAGTTTCCCGTAGGGGAAATGACCAGTTCCGTGGTCTTTTTTCGGATACTTGGTCTGTAACAGCAACACTAAACGCTTCATCTTTATCTGATGGTGTTGGTGAGACAAACACGATTGCAGTTCCAGGCGTGGCTCTGGGCGACATTGTGTTGAACGTAAGTATGGGTGTAGATGTCTCTGGCATCTCTATCACATCTTATGTTTCAGCCGCAGGTGTTGTTTCTATTCGTTTCCAAAACGAATCAGGCGGTGCATTGGACTTAGCAAGCACAACAATTAAGTGCGTTGTGGTTCGTTTGGTCTAATCTAAAGGGGGCTAATACCCCCCTTTTTTTGGAGTTTTTATGGCTACTTTTAGATGTTTACAGAGTGGAAACACAGTCACTTTCACCTATCAACATGATATTGATAGCATGAGAGGTCATTCGGGATATGTCCGTGTTGAGGATAAGAAGCCTCCTGTAGAACCTACGGTTAAATCAGAGCCTGTCAAGAAGATAGGTCGTCCAAAGAAAGTAGCAAATGTCTGAGATTGATCCAAGAGAGTTCGGTAAGTTAGAAGCCCAAGTTGAGGCTTTACAGGTTGAAGTTTCTGCGCTTCGCCAAGATATTAAAACGCTTTTAGAAATGGCAAACAAGTCTAAAGGCGGTTTTTTCGTGGGAATGGCTATCGCCTCTATTATTGGCGGTTTCATTTCTTTTATTGCAACCAAGTTAGTCCGATAAGGAAAAATCATGATGTACGGTAAAGAAAAGAAACAAACCTCTAAAGTGCCTAAAAAAGAGGCATCAAAGGGTATGCCAGTGGCAATTATGATTGCTGTTGGTAAGCCAAAGAATCGTGCTATGCCTATGCGTGGTGCTCGTACTGCT